TCCAACAGACTTAAATAAAGCACGAGTATTAGGATTTGTGGTGACACCTGTTGCCGCTTTAAATGCACCTGCAACCTCGTCTGGGAATTTTCCCATAACTTTTACCGCAGCTAATTGAGAGACAGCTGTATTTGCATTACCAGTAAGACCTGCCCCTAAAGTTTTTAGACCACCTTCAATCATTGCCTGTATTGCACTACCACCACCTTTAAGTGCTTCAACACCAGCAGCACCAGCCCCACCTAAATCAAAATTGTCATATTGAACATTATCACGATACTGTAAACCTATAGGGAGATATAAAGACACTTGTTTGTCTAAATCAATTAAAGTTTTACTATTTGTAAATGTTAGATTTTCTTGTCCTTTAAATGAAGATACTGCTTTTGAAACTTCTTCAGTATTATTATTACCAAAAGCATTTACAACACCTTCACCAACCTTAGTAGTAAATTCGGTTGCCGCTCCAATAAGAGTGCCAATGTCTGCTTCTGGTTCTTGCATTACATTGAATACAATTCTACCTTTGTATTCGTCAGGGTTGTTTAAAGGATATTCTAGAGATACTCTGTCTTGTGCCTCTATAACACCTTCAACTTCTTGCGGTTCTGCCATTTTATTAGTCCGATAAATAGGTTAGTAAATTCATCTTTATTTATAAGGTTTTTATGGCATATTCAGGAAGATACAGAGTAAAAAATCCAAAGAAGTATGATGGTGACCATACTAATGTAATCTATCGTTCTCTATGGGAAAAGTATGCCTTTAAATGGTGTGATGATAATCCCAATGTAAAATCGTGGTCTTCCGAAGAGATTGTTATACCTTATCTATATGAAGTGGACAAACGTTACCATAGGTATTTTATGGATTTAAAAATGGTTATGGAAAACGGTAAGACGTGGTTAATTGAGATAAAACCAGATAAAGAGACCAGAATACCTACAAGTGGTCGTAGAACTAAACGATTTATATCAGAAAGTATGACCTATGTCAAGAACGTAAACAAATGGGAAGCGGCAAGTGAATATGCAAAAGACCGTGGATGGAACTTTGCTATCTGGACTGAGAAGAATGAACCATTAAAAAGTCTTATTCCTAAATCAACAAAACCTTTAAAACCTTTCCAAAGACGCAAGAAATAGTTATAAATAGATGTATGATTGAGGTTACCGATAACGCAATACAGAAACTAATAGAAAAAGAAGTTCAGTATATAAGACTCGGAGTTACTGGTGGAGGTTGTGCAGGATATGAATATTTCATAGAACACGCAGAACCTATATCAGATAACGATACACTTGTTGATTATGGAAAGTTTAATGTAGTTGTAGACGAAATGTCAAAACCATATTTAAGTGGTTCTACTCTTGATTGGGTAAAAGAAGGATTAAATGAAATGTTTAGAATTATTAATCCCAAAGAAGAATCTGTTTGTGGGTGTGGCATAAGTGTTCAGTTTAAGGTATAAATAAACCTATGAGTAATATTTTTAACAGACTAGAACTACAGGCATTCCGTGCAGGTATTACACCTAGAACAAAGGAAAGTCGTGAATGGTTTCGTAAGAAAGCAAGTACTCTTAAAGTTAATCGTAGAGAATTAATGAAGGAAGAACCTCTAAAGACTAATGCGGACAGAGGTGGTGTTGGGTCAATGCAAATGTTTTTCTATGACCCCAAGACTAAAGAAACACTTCCATATTATGATACGTTTCCTTTAGTTGTTGTGGTCGGGCCAGCAGAAGGTGGATTTTATGGATTGAATCTACATTATCTTCCACCCCTTCTACGTGCAAAAATGTTAGACGCACTAATGGAAGTTTCTTCTAGTAAGAAAAGTGATGACGCAAAGTTTGTTATTACATATAAAAGGTTAAAGAGTATTGCCAAAATGCGATACTACCAACCTTGTTTTAAACACTACTTGAATAAACACGTTAAAAGTAAATTTGCAGAAGTACCTGCTCCAGAATGGGAGATTGCAACGTTTTTACCAACAGCACAATTCCAGAAGGCAAGTAAGCAAAAAGTATATGGCGATTCAAGAAAAATGATAGGTAAAGGTTAATGGCATTTCGTATTGACGATTTTAAATCACAAGTAGGTAAAGGTGGTGGTTTTGCTATGGGAAATCTTTTTAAGATTTTCCTACCTCCACTCAAAGGTGACGCAAGAGAAATGAATCTATTGTGTAAAGCTGCATCATTGCCAGGCAGACAAATTACCTCAATTGAAAAACCTATGGGTCTTCAGACCACTAAGATTGCATATGGGTATGCAGTAGATGATGTCACTTTGACTTTTCATTGTCTCAATGATATGAAAATAAGAGAATACTTTGAGACGTGGCAAAACCTTGCAGTCAATCAAGAAACATTAGAAGTTGGATATTTCAATGAGTATACTCACCCTGTTATTATTCAACATATTAAGAAGGGTACTTCTTTTCCCTTAAAGAAAAAGAAACTATTTGACTCTGGTAAACTACCTTCGTCTATTGCGAATAGATTACCAAGACTAGGGCCGCTCGACCTTGCACAAGGTGAGTTTGACTTAAATGCAGTGTTCGGTGATGATATCACTTATACTTTGCTCCTAGATAAAGCATACCCAACTACAATGAATGCAATTGAGTTGAGTGATGACGGACAATTACTTGAAGTTACAGTGCAGCTATCATACAAGAATTGGAAGTCTAAAAAAGGTGACAGCGTAGGTAACGACTTTGTTGAAGGTCTCGCTGGTGAACTAATTAGAAAATTTTTATAATATTTGGAGAATATAATGGCACTACCTAAGTTAAATGACAATCTAAAATATGAGATGATAATTCCGTCTACTGATAAGCTTGTCACATATAGACCTTATTTGGTCAAAGAGGAAAAACTGCTTCTAACAGCGTTTGAATCAAAAGACCAGAAACAGGCAATGAGAGCAATGGTTGATACTGTTGTTGCTTGTGTTAATGATGATATTAAAACAAGCGAACTATCAACGTTTGATGTTGAGTATATGTTTACTCAGATTCGTAGTAAATCAGTTGGTGAATCATCAACATTAAGATTTAAATGTGAAGCTGAGAAATGTGAAAAAACAACTGACGTTGATATTGATTTAACATCTGTTGAAATAACAAAACCAGAAAATTCAGGTAATGTTGTTGAACTTACAGATGATATCTCAATAGAACTAAGATACCCAACTTATGATGGATTTGTTAAGAACTATCGTGAAGGAGTATCTGAAGCAGAGTTTGGATTCCAAATGCTAGAAGACTGTATTGTTTCTATTATGACGGAAGACGAACAATATCTTGCAAGTGATGTAAGTAAAAAAGAATTAAGTGAATTTATTGATTCTATGACTAACAAACAGTTTGAAAAGATTGGAGAATATTTAAAGACTGTTCCTGTTATGAAAAAAGAAGTAGAATTTACTTGTCAATGTGGTCACGAGAATAAAGTGACACTGGAGGGTCTTCAAGATTTTTTTTAGTATGCCTCTCGCATGATAATTTGGTCAATCATTTTAAGACCAATTTTGCGTTAATGCAACACTTTAATTATTCATTGTATGACATAGAACATATGATGCCGTGGGAGAGGGAGATATACTTGGTATTACTAGAAGAACATCTTAAAGAAGAAGAAGAACGAATGAAAAACCAAAAGGTATAAAATGGCAGAAGTAACCATAGCACACTTAACCGAAGTAATTCAGGTTGAAGGACAAGAGAGTGAAAAGAGAGATGACGCTCAACTTAAACAGTTGGCGACTCTTAATAAATCTTTTGAGAAATTCTTCAAAGCACAACAAGGCGATAAGTTAGAAGAACTTGAAACCAGACGTGAATCAAAAGCAACACCAGTTGGTGGTGATAACATTACTACTCTCCAAGAAGCAATTGGTGATGCAAAAGGTGGTGGTTTTATTGCATTATTTGGTAGAATGTTATTCGGTGCTGTTGCAGGTTTAGCGACAGGATTTATTTTAGGTTTAACAGATTCTTTTCTTTTTGCTTTTGGTAAAAATGGTATTTTATGGAAAGGATTATCAAAAACTTATAAAGTTCTTTTTGGTAACAAGTTTGTAAAATCTCTAACTGACGGTTTTAAAAACTCTAAACCTGTTACTACAATTAGAGGTTTTTTTGGTAGTGTTCTCACAACATTCTCAGATTTCTTATCACAAATACGTAAAGGTATTGTAAACTCTAAAGCGTTTAAAAGCGTAAATAGAGTAGTTAATAGTGTAACTAGAGTACTTAACAATATTGTTGGATTCTTTAGAGCAATCCCAGACGCTTTTGCGAAAGCAGGTACAAATCAATTTGTTAAAGGTAATCAATTTCTAGGTAGAGCGCTTAAACCTCTTACTGCATTTTTTGTTTTTATAAAAAGAATTGGAACATTTTTTGGAGACCTAGGAAAAAGTTTTAAAAATTTCTTTGCATCAAGTTCTATTATCCAAAGTCAAATAAAAAACTTTCAAAATTTATTTAAAAGTTTTCAAACGGTAGGAACAACAGTTAAAAAAGGTGCAGGTTTTATTAATAAGGTTCAAAAATTTCTTGAACCATTCTTTAGTATCTTTAAACGACTAGGTAGATTCCTTGGTGGGCCGATTACAGTCGCAATCTTTAGTATCATTGATGGATTCATTGGTTCGACTGAAGCATTTAAAGAACAATCAGGTGGTATATTTCCAAAAATATTAGCTGCTATTAGTGGTTTTGCTTCAGGAATCGTATCTGGATTTATTGGTGGTTTACTAGACCTAGGTAAAATGGCAGTCGGATTTATTGCAGGTCTATTTATGGGTGATGGTGGTAAAGCTTTCAAAGAAAAACTTGCTTCATTCTCATTCCGAGATATGATTTTTGACGCTCTTATGTTCCCATTCAGAGCAGTCCTATCACTCTTTGATGGTGAAGAAGGAAATATGTTCTCCGACCTAGGGTCTTCAATTATAGAAGGTATTAAAAATATCTTTGTAAAGATTAAAGATATGGTTGTAGACAAATTTAAAAGTGTGGGTAAATCAATTGCAGGTTTCTTTGGTTTTGGTGGTGATGATGACATAGAACCTCCAACAAAAGAAATCAAAGACGGACAAGTAGTTGCAGAAGTTGAAAAGATTGAAGTAGAACAACCAGACCCAACAAAAGTTCGTAGAAGAAATAATGTAGATACTAATCCTAGAAGAAATATTGATAATGTGAATGATACTTTCGCAAGTATAGAACAGGGTAAACAAACTCAAAATCTAAATATGCCAATAGTTGATAACTCATCAAATGTATCAAACACTTCAAGTAATATGGCAGTCTATGGTGACCCTTCACCTGCCAGTGACGATTTAGATATTGTTGCATAAAAAAAGGGAGACCTAAGTCTCCCCTTTCTTACTTTAGACTCCTTAGTCTTCAGCGGCTAGTTTCGCAAAATACGAAAGGGTATCATCCTCGTCAGTAGACGCAGTAATGTTTGGTTCAGGAGCAGACGCAATCACTTGCGGTTCTTTTTCCTTAGCAGCAACTACTTCTGCGGTCTGAGTCAAAGAATCATTCTTGACTGTAGAC